AGATAAAAGGCAACGTAAATCTTCTAAAAGTGGGACCCTGATAAATCAACTGCTGAAACGTATTCAAAACTTTTCGTGTCATAAATTCATACTGTGCTTTTCCAGACAATCCAGCAGAAGAAAGAAATCCAACACCACCTGCTGCCGCACTCTGCAATTGTTTATATACTGCATCAAGACCACCTTTAACTGCGTTTGCAGTAATTCCAGTAACTGAACCCGTCGAGTCTGGTTGACCAAAAATTGATTGTGTTTCTTGATATCCATTAGCCAATGCACTCTGAAACGTTCCTCCCATGCGTATAAATACGATTGGACCTCTCGCTGTTGTTCCTAGTGGATCAAAAAATTGAAATCTTGCCATTGGTGTGACAAATCCCGAATGACCATAATCCGCTCCAAAAATTAATTGTGTGCCACTACCAACAGGATATGATGCCGCACTCCTATTTGTTTCAAACGGACCTATTGCTATTGTCATTGATGTTTCCTTAAACTAATCATTATTCTATTTATGTCATACAAAGGTAAATTTAAGCCTAAAAACTATCAAAAGTACAAAGGTGATTCAACTAATATTACATATCGTAGTTTGTTGGAGAGAAGATTCATGGTCTACTGTGATGAAACTCCTTCTATACTTGAATGGTCTTCTGAAGAAGTTGTTGTTCCTTACGTGTCTCCTGTTGACAATCGATATCATAGATATTTCGTTGATTTCTGGATGAAGTATAAAGATAAAAACGGAATTATCAAATCTGTGCTGATTGAAGTCAAGCCTGACATACAAACACGCCCTCCAGTTAGAAAAAACACACCTAATGGTAAACCTACCAGAAGATTCATCAATGAAGTAATGACATGGGGTGTTAATCAAGCAAAATGGGAAGCGGCAACAAAGTACTCAGTTGAAAGAAATTGGGAATTTAAAATCATAACCGACAAAGATTTGAGATAAATAGAAGTATGATATTCGATAACATACTCATTCAAGGTGCTAGACAAGGTATAATTCCCGCAAGAACAAATGCGGCAAGGGATTGGTACAGGTCAGCCGCAGGCAAATTAATGTCAAACATAACTCCAGGAGTCTTTGAAAAAAGAACCGATGAAGCAAGAAAAGTTTCGTCAATGGAATTTGGATACATGTACGCATTCAAATATGATCCAAAAACAAAAAATGATTTACCATATTACGACACATTTCCATTAATATTTCCAGTAAGAATGGACTCTGATGGATTCTTAGGAATCAACTTTCATTACTTGCCGCCAGTTCTACGTGCTAAATTAATGAATGCATTGTATTCAACATTAACAAACAAAAAATATGATGACACAACAAAAGTCAAAATCTCATACTCTATTTTACAGTCTGCATCTAAGTACAGATTCTTTAAGCCTATGCTAAAGAAATATTTAAGAAGTCATGTGCGTTCTCAATTCTTAGAAATACAAGTAAACGAATGGGATATTGCTATCTTTCTACCAACAGAGTCTTTCAGAAAAGCAGACACAGGACGTGTTTGGGAAGAGTCTCGCAAACAATTAGGAAAGTCATAAAATGGCAAATGAAGGCACATTAGAAACTGTAGTTGTTACGGGCAATGCCATTGGAACAAACTATGCAATAAGAAATCTACGTTCAAAATTGGGTGTTGTTGCAAGACCAAACAATTTTTTAGCGTATCTAGATTGTCCGAGTTTTACTCAGGGCGGTAGTATCAGAGCAGACAAACCGAATCAGTATGATATAGAACCAACTTTTGAATTTAGATGTGAAAGAGCAGAGTTACCAGGAAGAACAGTTGCAACTTCAGAAGATATGGGTTCTGGTCCAACAATGAAACTTGGTTACGATATGACATACAATGACATTCAGTTGTCTGTGATATGCGCTACAGATATGAAAGAACGAAAGTTCTTTGAAAAGTGGATGGACTATATCATAAAACCTTTTAACACACCAGATGCCGGAACAGTTGCATACTATAACGACTATGCAAAAGGCAATACACTTACCGTTCAACAACTCGATGATTTTGGTAAACCAGTTTTAACATATCAATGTATGGATGTATATCCAATTGCAATTACACCCATGAATGCGACTTGGGAAGAGACTAACACTTATCAGCGATTTGGCGTAACACTTGCGTATAGATATCATACGTACAGATAAACATTTTTAATATAACTACCGGAGAAATACTATGGCTTTACCAAAAATTAATAACCCAATATTTGAATTGATTTTACCATCAACAGGTGCAACTATCAAATACCGTCCATTCTTAGTAAAGGAACAAAAGATTCTTTTGCTTGCTATGGAATCACAAGATCAAAAATCAGTACTGACAGCAATCAAACAGATTGTTAATAACTGTTCTATTGATGAAATCGACACAAGCAAAATTCCAACATTTGACTTAGAGTATTTCTTTATGAGACTCCGAGCAAAGTCAATTGGTGAAACAATTGATTTGAATTTGCGTCATCCAACTGGATACAATTCTGACGTTCAAGAGTGTGATGGCATCACTAATGCTACTTTAAATTTGTTAGAAGTTGAAGTTATAAAAACCGAAAACCACACAGATAAAATTATTCTTGATGAAGAAACTGGCATTGGAATTAAATTAAAATATCCTAACGTCAACATGGCTATAGACGCTGGTTCAAATACTGAAGATAAACATCAAATGGATCTTGCGACAGATGCTATTATCAACAGCATCGAATACGTTTTTGATAAAGAAAATGTATTCAAAAAAGAAGATTACACAAAGAAAGAACTATTAGAGTTCATCGAAAACTTGAATCAAGAACAATACTTGAAACTGACAAAGTTCTTTGAAATGATGCCTAAGTTGAAACATAAAGTAGAGTGGAAATGTCAGAAATGTGGATGCAGAGATGAGATTACTATGGAAGGTCTGCAAAGTTTTTTCGGATTCTGATAGGGGGTGAAAGCCTAGCTACCTACTATCAGACAAATTTTTCTCTAATGCAACATCATAAATATGATTTGGAAACGTTAGAGAATATGATACCCTTTGAACGTGAATTGTATATAATGTTATTATCTCAACATATTGAGAGTGTAAATGAACAGCAGAAATTACAAGCACAACAAAGAGGAAAAAGATAAATGGCTACGCAAAAAGAATACGAAAAAATGAGCGAGAGCGACAAGAAAAAAGAAGATTGGATGAACGCTAAGTGGCGTCCAATGATGGGTTGGATTTATATGCTAACCTGTGTAACAGACTTCATTATCTTTCCTGTATTGTGGTCTATACTACAAGCCTCTCTGAAACAACCTGTGACTGCATGGCAACCCATCACCTTGCAAGGCGCAGGTTTATTTCATCTTTCTATGGGTGCTATTATTGGTGTTGCCGCTTTCGGCCGTACGCAAGAAAAACTAGCAGGAGCAAACAATGGCGGAATGCAACCCGTGGGACAAAGCGTGACAACAACATATGGCTCCCATGGATCAATGGGAATGTCATCACCATCATCATTTAATAGCGCACCATCAAGTATGGGTATGGGAAGTAATTCAATGGGAATGTCAAAACCTGCAACTGGAAAGTCAGCAAGATTCGCAGAAGCAGACCCAGACTCTGTATTTGACAGAGGATAATTAATATATGGCAACAGTAGGATACGCAAGCGCACTCGGTAGCATCGCAAAAGATGCTATTAGTGGTGCCGGAAAAGGATTCGTTGGCGGGCTAAAAGGCGCAATGATGACTGAGGCACCAGGTCTTACTGGTACCTATGCTTTTGGACAAGAATTAAAAAAACGTGCAAATGCTCCAAGAGTGTCCAATAATGGAACACCTTCTTCTAATTCTCCTTCCAGTTCTGGAATGGGCGGTGGTTTGGGTGCGGGCATATCTATAGTTGCTGGTCAACAAAAACAAAGTAATGTCATCAATCTTGAACAAGTTCGACAATTACGACAATTAAATCAGAACGTAGTTAATCAATCTAAACTTATTGCATTTCAAGTTGGCGAGTCAAAACGAAAAGATTTATTTGCAGAAGAACTTGCAAATGAACAAGCGTTACGTGATGAAAAACTTTTAAACGCAATTGAAAATCTTCGTGGTGCTGGTAGGGGTGGTAGGGGTGGTACTACTGGAGGAGAAGCAGACTCTGAAGGTTTAGGCGCATCATTTGTTTCGGGTTTAGTATTCAAAAGAATTCTCACTACAGTAATAAGTGCGGTAATAAGACATCCTTACGTTGCTGGTGGTCTTGCACTCGGCGCAGGTGTAGCGGCGGCCGCTGCCACAATGAAAAAGCCAACTCCTCCTCCATCATCTACAATCACGGGACGTGATGCACAGCTTGATCCACAAGGTGCGGCAAGAAGAGCCAAGGACATGCAAGCCACTGGTAGAACAATTCCAAGACCAACGGACTATGTTCCTAAACCAGGCGAAAATCGTGGATACAGTCAAAATCAATCAAGAGCAAGACGAGCAGAACAGCAGAAGTGGGATTCATTAAACAAAGGAACACACGACCCAATTACGGGTATGCCAAACAATGGTATCATAATGAAACCTCCAGCAACAGGAGTTGTTACTAGTAAATTTGGTGTACGAAAAGACCCTAAAACCGGAAAAGATACACAGCATAATGGTATAGACATTGGTATGCCTACTGGCACTCCAGTGACACCTGTTGCGCCAGGAAAAGTTATTAAAGTTGGATCAGATCCAGTATCAGGAACATATATTAGTGTTCAACACGCTGATGGAAAAATTAGCGAGTACATGCATCTAAGTAGTACGGTTGCCAAAATAAATGATGCAGTTACTGAAACTACAATAATTGGAAAAAGCGGAGGTGCTGTTGGAGATGCTGGCGCAGGAAAATCGACAGGTCCACATTTACATTTGCAGATTAGAGATTCTGCTACTAATAAATTTATTGATCCTACTTCATTACCTGGACTAACACATTTAGTTGCTGGCGCTAAAGTTAAGCCAACTGATTCTCAGCCTGTATTAAAAGCAAAGCCAAAAGAATTTAATGTTAAAGGATATCGTCCTGGAAATCAATTGGATCTTCAAGGCATCACTCCTGTTGAAGACTACTATAAAGGACTTTCGACAACACCAGAAGGTCAGCCAACTCCGGAATCTAAAAGTAAAACTGGTCTAGGACTTAAAACATCTAGTGTGTCGGGTGATCCAATATTAGATCAAATAATGGCCGCATTCTCTGCACCACGTGGTAAGAGTAAATTTGGTGCTGGTATACAACTAGCCGCTGGACCAGGATTTAATTTTAGCGGATTATTTAGCGGAGGTGGTGGCGGAACTGAAATTAAAGATGATGCGCCTGTGTCTGTTCACGATAAAAAAGCATTTGATCAAAATGCAAAGATTGCAAAAGCGCAAGGCATCAATACAACAAATGGTTCTATTATTAAAAGCGGTGCTGAATCTTACGGAAAAGCACTAAACACACAATCATTCAAGCCGTTGTTCCGTTCTAACAGCGACATTATTGCACAAGTAAACAAAACATTCTTACAGCAGTTTAGAAGTACTGCAACAGCCGCATTCACGCAAGCAATAACAAAGGGTTTATTCCCTAAAGGTTTTGGTGTATCATTCAGTCAAGCTAGCCAAGATGATATGTTTCGTGGTCAGCAACTACAAAAGATTTTTGGAACAAGCGACAAAATTAGTAGTGCTACAACCAAACTGTTAGGTAAACAGTATGGCCCAATGTTTGCACCACTCTTCAATAATCTTGCACAAGGATATCTAGAAGTTGGTTCTAGAATGGCAGGGAAAGCAATTTTCCAAGGCATCGGTGGATTAGACGCAAAAGAAACCCAAGGTATCATGGGGCAAGTTCTTGGGAACTATGCCGCAGGAAATAAAAAATTAGCATTTGAACAATTATTGTTCGGTGCATCTGGTGGTGCAAAGAGTGGTATTGCATTGGGTCCAGAAACTCTTTTCGCTAAGTATGGTTTTGCTAATCCAATGGAAGGCATCTCATACTTTGCAAGCGCATTGGGTGAAAGAGCGACACAACCATTTGCAAAATTAATGGGTGCAGATGATAGAAATAAATCTGTAATATTTGATCCTAGAACTAAACAGTATGTGTATGCTGATAGTGGTGCGCCTGCAAGTCAAGCAGACATTAGGGCAGCTGGTGCAGATTACGGTGGTCGTGTAAGTCAGACCCCAATGTTCGGCGCTGGTATGAACAATTATGGTATGGGATTTGATCCGTATGGAACAACGGCAGGAGTGGGTAGTACTTATAGAATGAATAATTCTGGTGCATATCAACAAATATTGAATGCTAAAAAGGGACAAGAAATATCAAGAGCGCAAGCATTCGGATTAACAGACCAACAGCAAGCCGCTGGTGGTGCTAGGTTAATTGCTGAACAAAATACAATGCTTAGAGCGCAAGGTGAAGTACAAAATAAACAATTAGAACAACAGGCTAAGTTAGCAGAAGAAGCCGCAAAGCGTGAATTTGATATTGCAAGTAAACAGGCATCTAGTGAAGCAGAAATGGCTTCAGCACAAGCGGCATACGATAAAGCATTGAATGAAGCTAAGACTAGTACAGACAGAGTAGACACCGATAGAGTGATTGCAAAGTTGGATCAAGTCGGTGGCAAACCTGCTGGAGGTGGCACAGTAGTTCTTGATAAAGACGGAAATCCTGTCACTAGAAGATCGGGTCAATTGTTCGGTCAAAGTTATGATAAAGAAACTGGTAAAGCAATTAATGATCCAATGAAAGATATTGGAAACTTTGCATTTGACATGGCTAAAAACTTTGCTGGTCAGCAGTTGACTAAAGACATTAAGAACCCATATGCTCAGATGATTGCAAACTTTGCAATTCAAAAAGGTCTGAATGTTGTCACAGATAAATTTCTTTCGCCAGTATTAGATAAAGGTGTAGACTTTCTAGTAGATAAGGGCGGCAGTTTCATAATGGATACTGCTATACCTTGGGTCACAAAGCTATTTGGTTTTGCTGATGGTGGCGTTGTAACTAAAGCAACTCCTGGTGTTTTCGGTGAAGCTGGCGCTGAAGCTATTATTCCTCTTGCAAATCCAACTGCAACAAAAGCATTGTCTGCGGCTATGGGTACAGACAAGACACTTGCATCATTGGGCGACCAAACAGACTTGCTAACAAGCATCGATGGTTCTCTCAGAAGGATTTCGGGGCAAGGAACATCATCTGGTACTGGACTCGCATTCGATACAGGACTAGGTAGTCTTTATGGTGGTAGTGGAGGCGGAAGCATATCTAGCGGTGGTGGATCAGTTCTTGGAGTATCTAGATCAAGAGCGACACAACAAAAGCCATCAACGATGGATTATGCGACTGCAATTGGCGGTTCTTTATTGAAAAGTTTCGTAATCAATAAAGGAATCGGCATGGCGTCAACAGCACTATTTGGTGCTACGCCAGGTGTGCTTGCTGGAAATGCACTTATCTCTGCTGGATTCCCTACTCTCGGAACAATGCTCGGTGGTACAGTCGCAACAGGTACTGGATTGACAGTAGGAGCCGCTGGTGCTACTGGATTAACAGCGGGCGGTAGCGGCATAGGACTTACAGCAGGAACATCAACTTTAGGAGGTAGTATCGGAAGTAGCCTTGCGGCTACCACCACAACTGCCACAACAAGCACAGCGGCCGCAGCCGGCGCATCATCTGGTGTTGGAGCATCTCTAGCCGCAGCCGCACCATATGTGCTAGCCGCAATTGCTGTGTTTATGATTTTTGATTCGTATGGCGGTGGAGGTGGTGGACCTCCACCAAAAGAACCTAAGTTTCATGCCGCAATATATGTAGCAGGAAATAATAATGTCAATGCAATTGCACCGATGTATGAGACAAGGGATTATCATGCTGTGCCTGATGTGTATAAAACAATTGCATATGGACTGTTGAGAGTAGCATTCAATGCAACTAAATCATCAGAACAAGTTACTAAGATTGCGCCTCCATACGATTTCGTTTATATGAAAGTTCAGTTTGATAAAATATCAATGGTTGTTGGTAAAGGTGCTCCAAGTCTTACCTCTCTTCAAGCCGATAGTGCAACTGACGTATTAAGTTGGCCAGCACCAAGTGAAGGAACAAATCTGAATACACTTGCAAGAGACATTATTCATTGGGTTAGAGATGAATTTAAGAAAGTTGCAAAAGATGAAAACTTGGATAAACTAGATAAAGCCGCTAATGCTTTAGGGTCATACTCATTGGATGAAATTAGTCGTGGACTGATTCCCGATTTAACAAAAGGTAAATACGCACTTGATACCACTAAAGAAAAAGGAATATATGCAAATAACGTTGCAGAGTCAAATCGTATTTCAGAGTTAATTCGTGCGTCTGCCGCAAATCCCGCTTATATAACAGAGGCAACAGCAGATGAATATCTTACCGAATACGGCGGCATGGGCGGTGTGCAAAGAGGGGAACTGATTAAAAAAGGTACGGCTGGTGGTATAAATATGGTGTATAGTATGAAACAAAAAAAGTTTGTTGTGAATCCATATGGACTTGACGTAATACTTCTTGATGACCAGGATCGCCCTGTTTACAATATTGAAGGAACATCGGCTGGATTAAGTGTTGAAGATTTTGTTAGTGCTTCTGCCGCTGGTACTGCCAGACCAGCAAACATATTGGCTGATACTGCAACAGGTGGTGCATCTGGTGGTGGAACAACCAATGTCACAACGGTCACAGGACCTAAAGTCGATAACTCTGCTGTTACAAATTATTATAATACTCTCAGTACTGTTGTTGATCCTATTAGAAGTACTGCGTCAAACGTGGGATAAAAAAGGGGGAAGCATTTTACTGCTTCCCCAAAGTCACAAAGGAGAGATTACGAAATATTAATCTTCAGCTAGTTTCTCAAAATAACTCAAGTCTTCATCATCATCAACAACTGAGTCTGCAACTGTAGTTTTCTTAGCAGGTGCTGGCGCTGGTTTAGATTCTTGCATCACACTGGCTCTAGGTGCATAATCACTGCCAGAAGAAGAACTATCTTCAAGACCAAGCACTTTGTTCAAACGTGCTTTCAACTCATCATAAGACTTAAAGTTCTTTTCATCTAAGAATTCAGACAAGTTGTATTCTTGTTTCCAAATACGCTCTAAGTCATCTTCGTCACCAGACAATGGTGCTGAAGTGTCAAATTCAGACTTATCATAATTCTGATAGCCTTCAACCTTACGAATCTTCAACTTGAAGTTCGCACCTTCCCAGAGGTCAAATGGATTAACAGCGACTTCATCTTCAAACTCAGGGTTCATCTTTTCATTTAACTTGTCAAAAATCTTCTTGCCGAATTTAAACAACTTAACTGTTCCGTCATTGTCAGAGTTTGCAGGGTCTTTGACAATATAAACGTTTGCAATATACTGCAACTTACGTTTTTGCTTACGTGCAATATCTTTGTTAGCATCAGAACCAGAGTTCCAAAGAATGCTATTGTGTTCAGACACAGGGTCTTTCTTGTTGAGTGTGGTCAACGAGTTTTCGATGTACCAACCACCAGGACCTTGAAATGAGTGCTGAAATATTTGAACCCAAGGCACGTCTTCACCTGCGGGTGCGGGAAGAAAACGAATCGTAGCGAATCCGTTGCCTGCTTTATCTACTGTGGGTTTCCAGAATCGGGTGTCTTCATAAGACTTCTTACCTTCTTCTTTATTTGTGAGTTTGGAAACTGCGTCTGTGAGTTTTTCCAAATCTTTGGTGCGTGACTTTTTCAAATCTGCAAATGATGATGATGCCATATGTATGTATCCTTGTATGTTAAGTATTGAATGTATGTTTTGCTTGTCCACTTTTATCATAATCTACTATAGTATATAGTCGATCACAATTCTCTGTTCGTGTCAATAGTCGGCAAACCTTGTTCGGTTTACGCATTACTGCCACTACGTCACTACTAGTTCTCTTAGTGACTTTTTCATCCGTGCCGTATCGTAATTTAAAAAGGGCTGGTACTTTTTGCATAGCTTGCTTACCTCTTTGTAGATTGGATCATGTATCATTGTATCATACCTTTTGACAAAATGCAATAGTGAATTCAATATTGCAAGTGTCTCAAGACTAATTTCTTTTCTTAAATACTTCTTTATGATTGGCGGGTGATCGCCATCTTTAGCATTAAAAAATTCATTCAATTCATCTGGCTTCCATCCAGAAATAAAATCCATCTCATTTTTAAATACATACGTCAAAGATTCTTGCCTACGTTTCCATTCTTTGTAGCGTTCTTCACACTCTTCAGACAGAAGTTCACCGACCCACATTTTTGTGTCGTGCAGAAAATTAGAAACTAAAAATTCTTCTAAGTAAGCATCTTTACGATTGCCAAGTTTAGCAAAAAAGATTTTGTCTTTACGTTTCAAAAAAGAATCGTATGTGACATTGACTTTCTTGTTATACTTGAACCAATCGTAACTGTCTTGCGTAAAATGATTCTTAACTCCCAAATAAACTTTGTATGCGTCTATAGCATCCATCTTCATCAGTCTTCGACCTCAATGGGTAATCTAGCTTTTTGTGCAATCATTTTCAACTTCATTGCTTCACCTTCAATAGCAGACTTCATGCGAGGTGTAATTAAAGATGCGGCAGTCTCAACTTCAACGTTTCTGATTGTGCAATACTCTAACACGGCATCAATCATTGTGATAGGAAACTTATCACGTTGAATCTTCTTAATGTCCGCTTCGAATTCTTTCTGTGTCAGAATTTTAAGATTCATAGAATCGTACTGAGGTGATTCGACCATTTCTGAAATGTCCAAATTGTGTTAGAGTGACTGCTGGTTTGGCAGAACGAAACTTAGGATTAGTTACTTCAGCCTCAGACGCATAGTAACCTGGAGGATAACCACCTTTACGTTGATACGTCTTCATTTCAATTCTTTTCTTCATAATATTCATATTGTAAGTCCTATGGTAAACGATAAAAGATATGTCCTTCGATTTGTGCAACTTTATGCACTTTGTTAATCCAATCTGGCTTAACACTTGTTGCATGAAAGTGTGTTGCACCTTCTAAGAGTTTAATTATATCACTACTTACTGCTTTTGTCAATAGCATTTTAGCTACTTCGTATGATTCTTTCCATCGATTGTTGCTTGGTGGCGGAGTGTTTGCGCTTTTGCTATTGTACCAAGAAAACTGATATGGATCAGTTACTACATCACGAATGTTTTTTGGATATCTTTTATCATTCAGTCTATTCATAGTTACGATGCCAACTGCAATCTTTCCAATAAGCGGTTGATTGCCAGCTTCGTGATAAATGTTCATTGCCATCCAGTAGAGGTCTGATTTACTAGAATTTTTCGGTGCTGATGCTGATTCTGATATTTCCTTTAGCGTTGGCATTGATGCCATTGTATGCGTTGAAAATAAAGCCAATACAAATACTACAGCCGTTATTAGTGCTTTCATATTTTTCCTTTCTTTATTGTGCCCACAATTTTTTTAGTGGGTCTTTTATTTAGTATACTTGAATTATACTATCTTTTTCTGAAATAGTCAATAGCGCCTACGTAATCAGAGCATATGCCATAAATTGGCAGTTTAAATGCGTATTCTAAGCTAATTCCTTGCTTTTCTGGCATAACACAAACACTCTTTGCCATTAGAGGTTTGTTTGGATATGTCCATACTACGCCATAACTAGTTAATGTGTACGAATCTTCTTCGTGCCAAAAGTAATGTAATTGTGTGTCTGAGAGCCATTCTAGTGCTTCCCAGTTTTTTGCGTGAATCCATAGACCTTCTTTGTATAGATATTGTGGTTCAATTTCGTATGTGGGATTGTCATGTCCCAAAAAGAATTTGCCATTGACAATTCTAAAGTCTACTTCAGCATTCAATCCTTTGCTTAGTGCAAGGTCGATTTGATGTGGTGCATTTTCGTTTAGTTCATCTGGACCATATAATAGTCCTCTATGTGCAATCAGCTTCATATTTGTCACTCGGTATACTAGGCCATCGAATTACAATCAATTCAACATCAGTTAAAAATTCTACAGCAGAAACTTCGTTCTTCTCATACGTCCACATGTCACCTTCTTTGAGATGTTTACCTGACGCAATGAGTTCTCCTCGAACAATATAATTGAGTTCTGTTGTAACCTTATGAAAGTGTGGAAATGTCTCCTCACCCTTTTTGTGTTTATGATGCCCAATCTCAAAGAATGGGTTCTTAAACAAAGATGGATTGAAGTCACCAACAAACCATCCTTTCACATAATCATTTATGTTTGATACATTCATTCAAGTTCCTGAATTCGCAACTGGTGTCTACCACCATCGAATGTATGTTGATATCCTAGTCTTACGTATTCGTGTAGATTCTCTATGTTTGCATTCATTGCTGGAATAGCAAAGAAGTTTGCACAGTTATGACGCACTGCCATTTCCATTGCATTGTTATCATAGATTAGTGCAGAGCGAATGCCTTTGTATTTGTTAGCGCACATGTTAACGCCTTGTCCAGTTCTACAGAAACTAAACGCATAGTCACAATCGCCATCTTCAATACCCTTGACTGCTTGACTGATAAAGTCTTTGTAATTGCAATCACGATTGACAACTGTGCCATAGTCAATGTATTTTTTACCAAGACCTTTCAGTACTGACTTGAATAATTCTTTTGCTTCATATCCAGAATGGTCACAGCACAATGCAAAAGGCTTATCACCAAAACGCTTAACAACATTTTTCTTGTAGAAGTTGAATTCATCTGGTGTGCCAAATACATGCATCTTCTCTACTGGATGTGTAGTGATTTTAAGTCCAGATTTAATCAACAGATTGTACAGAGGTGCGATGTAGAATTCGTTGTTTGTACGAATGTCATCGGCAATCATCTGCTTTGCATATTTGCAGAAATCAGAACCACGTTTAAAACCATAGATACCAACACATGCATCGGAACTAATTGCTTTCTTCTCAGCAGTTTCAGATACATAATTTTCATCATCACACTTAGCATAACTGTAGTTTGCGCTGTTTGATTTGAACGTCAACAAAACACCATCGGCTTGAATATTAGCCACAGTCTTAGGGTCAAACACTGGTGCAAATTCAATGTCTAGTGTATGAATAACAAGTGGTGCATCATTGTCGATATACTCAGATGCATACAGACAACTCTCAACCGAACCTCTAGTCAAATGGTCTAGCACAACAACTTTAATGTCATCACCAAACTTCATACGTAGAATTTCATCCATTCTGAAATTGTATACGTGTTCATCACGAATAATAAAAATCAAATTACAGTCTGTTGTATCTAAGCAATCAAGTGATATGTCAATCAACTGCTTGTCTTTAATGTTAATCAATTGTTTAGGTACAGTAAAACCTTCTTTCAGAAAGCGACTGCCTAAACCTGCCATTGGCACCAATACGTTTGTCTTCATACTTTACTTTTCAAATGATTTGTGGTTAATCTATGTGACATTTTCATGCACTCAAAATCTAATCGTGTGTTCAACTTTCCATACATGAAGCAAGCGGCATAGAAGTCACCTGCGCCCAGCACGTTCGCACCTTTTATATATTGTTCTTCTTCTAGTGTAAACGTTTCACCCTTGCTATTGTAACTTGTCATCGGTGAATGTGTAATGACTGTACCTTTGAATTCTTCAATGTCTCTCAGCAAATGCTTGTCTTCTTCAGACACAAAGATGTAGTTCAAATACTTATACGCTTCTTTGTTTATCTCTCTGCCAGAACAAATGTCTGCAAAGACTAAACCCGTGATGCCTTTTAGAAAACTCAAATCGTCAATCTCATTGATATAAGCAATGTGACTAATCAAAGCTGGCTGAACCTTAATGTCAACTCCAATTGCATTTAGTTTAGATTCGCTTGTTCGTTGGCTGTTATCTTTATCGATTGTGATTGTCGATGTGCCAATATTAGATGGGCAAACATAAATGTCTAACGTTGGGTCTATGTC